AAATTCTTTTACCTTCTGAATTATGTAGACTCCTTGCAACTATACTTGCTTCTTCACATATGTTTTCGATTATTTCTTTTTCTAATCCTTCAAATATTTCATTGCTCTTTAGCCTTTTGTACATATTTGTGCATAGCATAAAATCGTATACTGACAATAATTTTATTTCGCAGTATTGTCCGGATACGATTATAGGCTCTTTTAATTTCAAATTTTTTGCATTTTTTAAATATTCAATTTTTAACATACCAATAAATTCTCCTCGATTTTTTATTTTTGTCAAAGCGATTTATTTTTTTGTCATAAATCGCTCTGACTTTTATCTTTTATAATTAATCGTTGACTTCTAAGACGGCTCTTTCATAGATTACTTTATTCGAAAAAAATACTTTCTCCGCTTTTATTATTTTGTATTCAACATTATCTGCCGTTATTGTTGATTCTGAGTGACTACATATATCATTCTCTGGCAGCCCTATATATAAATATTGCTCATCTTGATTGTTATTTAAATAATCTGCGTATAATGCACTTTGCTCATCCTTACGCAAAGGTTGTATGAATGCATATGTATTTTTTTCTGAATCTCCGTAATCGATGATTATCTTTTGGCCGTATAGTTTTATTAATTTTATTGTTTCTATTCTCATAAAAATCAAACTGTCCTTTCAAAAACAAATTCATTGTCTTCTAAAAGATCGTTTATTGATTGTTTTGCTTCTATCCATACTTTGTATGCTATTTGTACTGCTGCAGTTGCATTATTTTTTACTCTTATTTCTCCTGCTGTAAATGATTCTGTATTTCCGATAGCACTACTATATAAGATGTATCTGTAAAATGCTAGTGCCGCTGCTGCTGAATTTAATCTATGAGAATTTTCATTTATGTCCACGCCGCTTTTTAAGTGACGTTTTATCTCTTCACAAGCCTCTTCACATATTATCGACCATTGTGATATCTCCGGAACCGAAATATTTGCTATTATTCCGAATTTCTCCAATACTTCTTCGGGATTCATAATAAAATTCTCCTTTTACTCGCAAATTTTATCTTAGCTTGCTGATGTGTAATCCAATACTTTTACTGCATCTTTAATAATTCTTGAAAATCCTACGGTTACACTAATTGCGGCTCTGCTTAATTGTTTATCTATCATTTTGTCATACTCTACATTTACGTCTCCGGATTGTACCATCTGTAATGCAAAATTCTTATCAAGACCTATAATCTTCTTGTCGGTGACCGTGCTGCACGTTACTATTTTTGCTCCGATTGGTGTAATTAGATTTCCTGTACCATGGAAATTCAATCCCGCATTTGCATCTTGCATCGGAGAAAGTCCCATAATATCTTCTATGGTAGCAGCACTTGCGATAAGTACATTTGGTTGATATGGGCTTAATGATGACCACAAGCTGACCAAATCTCCATATGTAAGAGTTCCGGCAGTAGCTGCATCTACTTCTGTGGCCGCAGCCGCACCCGTAGACAATAATGTTGATACTGCATCTTTAATCTGTTCTGCTGCTAAATCCATACCAATTTGTCTGAATACTATTGCTACTACATCTAGATTCTGAAATCTTAATGATTCGTATGTAGATGAAAATAAACGTCCGTATTTCTTTAATGAAACCAAACTATTATTTGTACATACGTTTACGGCACGTAAAAATTTTCCTTCGGCTCCTGTATTGTTATCGCCAAGTACCTCTGTAGTAGATGTTATTGATCTATAATCTATACCGTCAATCTTGGTGTTTGCTGCGGTTATCTCGGGCAAAACATCAAATGCTGCAAGTCCTTGTTTTACTGCTCTCGAAATGTACTCAGGAAACAATACTGCTGAATTTGGAGTGCTGAAAAATTTCTCAACTTTATCGCAATCCTCTCCGCTTACCTTTATATTGAATCTCTTTAATTGCCTTTGATATGCATCAAGTCCGTCCATTGCGGTTCCTATGTAATTCTCAGATGGGTCTAATTCCTCCAATACTTTTGTGAAACTCTTTCCTCCAACGTTATACATGCCTTTTTCCAGTTTAATTGAATCAAAAAATGCCATATTAAAATTCCTCCATTTTTAAAAAATTTAATTTTTTTCCTTATTTTTTATCTTATATTTTGAATTGTTTGTTTTCGATATTTTTATTATCAGTTTCCTCAGGCGTGAATTGCGGTGAGGGTGGGATTATTTTAGATAACTTATTTCTAAATGATTCCCTAAATGCTTTTAATTCATCTATTGATAGCTTTTTGACTATGCTTCCCATTAGCATTTGATCTACTTCAGGTTGCACCAGTCCACTCAATTTCATAACATCATTAATTAATTCCTCACGATACTTTATGCTTAATGATGCTTTCTTCTCCAGGCTTCCGATGAATTCACAAAGCTTTTCGCATTCAGCTGTCGATAATGTTAAATCTTTCCCTGAGTTCAATGATTTAGAAATATCTTTCATTACTGTTTCACCTCCTTTATTTGAGATATCCATTGCTTTAATAACTCCGGCTTCTCGTTGTGCCGGTACCGCCACGAATGACCATTCATATGCATCGGTAGGATTGCTGAGCTTTAAATAACAAGGTTCATATCTGTTTTCTTTTTTATACCTTCTTCCTTTTCTGTGTGCGCATTTCTCTATATTCCAATCCTTTCCGCATACCGAACAAAATTTATTCTCAACTACGCATCCCACACTTACTTCTTTCTTTATTCCGGAATCTATTTCCAATATCAAATCTTTATTCTTATCGCAAATAGGCATATATGCATGTGCAAGAAGTCTTTTATATGGCCTTCCGTTTTTACTGCGTTTACCTTCTATTCCCTCAGTTTTACAACTGTATATTCTTGCTGTCTGTTTGTCGCTGGACGCATTATGGTCTAAAATTCCCGTCTTGCCTACGAATAATTCTGCCAACTTCTCTAATGCGTTATCATCAAAACATTCATAATCTCTGTCGATATCGTTGTCGCACAGCACTACCGTGAATGTATATACTTCTTCCGCTGTCAATGCTCTGCGTGTGTACTTATTTATAAGTTTTAACTCTTCTTCCGATACTTTTGTTCCTATCTTTGACTTTAATATATATCCATCTTTCATATGGTCCCCTCCAATACAATATCAATTTTCTGTTCCATAAACTTTTGCTATTCTTTTTTCTATTTCTGTGGCTCTGGCGTTTGTCAATCGTGTATTTGCTATTTGCATACGGTCTTTAAGGTCTATCGTGCTCCACGAAATTTCATAATCGACCTTCCTGAATGAATTGAATATTAACCACATATCACATACTTTTCGTATTATCGGATTTAGCAGTCTACGATATGATTCAAGTTCACTGTTTAAAATTTCTGCCTGTTGTGTTGACATAGTTTCCGTTGTGGACCAATTTAATCCCAATAAAAACGGCGGTATAGATAATTTACTTACTATTTGTTCAAGCATCTGTCTTACCGGTATTTGACTGTCTAATATCTGATTATCTGCACCTATTACTTTTATTCCTACATCTCCCACAGCTATAAAATCACTCGTATCGCTACCCGATTTCATTGCTTTACTCCATTCAGATGCAATTTGTGTTGCTCTTTCTCGTGAGTACACTCGTTCAGATGCATCATTCGGGGGCTTATATGTTACTGCAAATCTCACGTTTCCTACTCTATCCCAATTTACACCTATCGTATTGAATATCTTTAATAATATATTGCTTACAAACGGTAATCCCTTCATCACCGAATTACCATATACACTTCCGGGTTCCGGATTTAATGCTGTTATTAAAATTAAATCGGGATATTTGATTTTTTCTAAGGTTCCGTCGGTCGATTTTCTATAAATGTCCAGTTGCAGAGGACTACTTGAAGCTTTAAGTTCCACGTTGTCGAGTGACGCATTATAAAGTGCTTCTATATTTTCACCATCACTACTTATCACTATCTCACCGACAGCTGTTCCATACGTCAAAAGCTGACTCAAATACAATGATATGAAACTTGTTAATCCTGTGGCACACGAATTAACATGTACTCCCGATACAAATTTATTTAATTTCTTTTCC